ACTACTCCTCGTTTTTACATTAAGATTGATGATGAAATAATGTACTATGAAACCATATCTGGAGCAGCTGTTTCAACTTTGGTTAGGGCACAAGAAAGTACAACTGCCGCCGCCCATTCTTCTGGAGCAACAGTAGAGTTCTTCCAATTACATAAAGTTCCATTATCACAAGTCAATAAGACACACACTGCAATTGCAAACATAGATTTAGATTCTTATAGTGTGCTTCTAACATCTAGTCCTGTATTTGATGGTGGTGCTGGATCATCTGCTGAAAATGGTGGTAGTGTTGTTTTTGCCTCAGAAAATCATATTATCAATACAGGATTTACACAGATAAGTATATTAGAACCAGAAGGAACCACAATTTCAGCTACTGCCCAGCTAACAACTGGAACAAGTGTTTCTGGATCAGAAACTTCATTTACCAAAACTGGTGCTGCAAATGCAATAGGAACTGTTTTAAATGATAACATTGAATTTGATAAGACCTTTATGATTGCCTCACCCATCAATGAAACAAATGAAATGGGTGGTATTAAATCATACACTACAGGTTTAGTATTGAGTAGTCCTGTAGCAAATCTATCGCCAGTTATTGATACAAAACGAACTTCATGGGTTTCTGTTGCTAACAGAATAAACAATATTGATTCAGCTTCAGATTTAGCATCAAACCTTACATTCGTTGCATCAACAGAACCAGAGGGTGATAGTAATGCTGCGATTTATGTAACAAAGAAAGTTATATTAGAAAATCCAGCTACTGCACTCAAAGTATTATTAACTGCTCATAGACCAGCAACATCTGAGATTAAGGTTTTGTTTAAGATTCTAGGAGCGCAAGATTCAGTTGATTTCGATGATTTAGATTATGAATTCTTTAATACTGATGGTTCTCCAGATAGATTTGTTAACCCATCTCTGGACCAAGATGATTTCCAAGAATATGAATTCAGCGCTGGTGTTACTGATGATGGTATTGGAGCTCCATTGGATGAGTTTATTTCGTTTGCGATTAAAATTGTAATGCAGGGAACTAATATGTCAGAGCCACCAAGACTGAAAGATTTACGAGCATTGGCATTGGCACTATAATGGATAATTATCAACGTGTTGAAGGTGAACCAGATTTAGCTAAAGATTCTAATGTTCCAGGCGTTGTTATAAATCGTAATAAAAGTGCATATGAAAAAGCAAAGGTAAGGTCAGAGGAATCAAAAAGAAAACTTCTAGAAGAAGAAGAACAACGAGATACAATTAGGAACTCAATGAGAGAGATAAATACTTTAAAATCAGAGATGCATGAAATCAAAAATCTCTTGCAACAATTGGTAGATAAGTAATGGCTGTACCAACAACAAAAGCAACATTTAAAAGTTACTGTCTAAGGTCACTTGGATTTGGAGTTATAGATATCAATATTTCTGATGACCAAGCAGATGACCGTATTGATGAGGCTTTGCAGTATTTTGCACAGTATCATTATGATGGTATTGAAAAGATGTATCTGAAACACTTGATAACAAGTGCTGATGTTACTAGAGCAAGGTCTAACACAACTGTCACGGCAACAGATGAGATTGATGATACATTAACTGCTGATTGGTTAGAGGGAAAGAACTGGATTCCTGTTCCTGAGAGTGTGCTATCGGTAGTTAAAGTATTTCCTTTTAGTGACGGTGCAACATCAAATATGTTTGATATGCGATATCAATTGAGACTGAATGATTTGTATGATTTTTCTTCACAATCAATAATTCAGTATGAAATGACAATGCAACATCTAGATTTTTTGGAACATGTTTTAGTTGGAGAAACACCTATAAGATTTAATCAACACCAAAATCGTTTATATATTGATATGGATTGGGCTAATGATGTAACTGCTGACCAAGACTATATTGTTATTGAATGTTATAGAAAACTTGACCCAACCTCTTATACCGATGTATTTGATGACATTTATTTAAAAAGGTATGCCACTGCACTTCTTAAAAGACAGTGGGGCGCAAACCTTAGTAAGTTTTCTGGTATTACTATGTTGGGTGGTGTAACAATGAATGGAGAAACTTTGTTTACTCAGGCCCAAGAAGAGATAATGAAATTAGAGGAACAAATACAGTTAGCTTTTGAATTGCCAGTAAATTATATGATAGGATAACTCATGGCAGTCAATTCAGCATTTCACACAAGCAATGTCGCCGCAATCGCAGCAGAACAAAATCTGTATAGAGATTTGGTCATTGAATCAATTCAGATATATGGACATGATGTTCACTACCTAGATCGTACACTCGTAAATGAGGATACGATTCTTGGAACAGATAGTCTTGCTAAATTCAATACTCAAGCAAAGATTGAAATGTATATGGAAGATAGTGAAGGCGGGTTTGCTGGTGAAAAAGAAATGATGAGCCAGTTTGGTTTACAGAATTTAAGTGAGGCAACATTCGTTGTTGCTAAAACTAGATTTCAAGAGTTGACTAAACAGATTACAATAGAGAGCGGCACAGATACACTTAGCGGTTCTCTTCTCTTAGAAGAAGGAACTTTGGATAGTGGAACAGTGGAAGCTTCTGCATCATTTGAGAGTGGATATATTATTTCAGAAGCAACAGCGACTGATTCAGATAGACCTTTAGAGGGTGATTTAATTTTTCATCCCATTCTATCAAAGATATTCCAAATTAATTTTGTGGACCATGACGAGCCGTATTTTCAGTTAGATAATAATCCAGTTTATAAGATGCGTTGTCGTCTCTTTGATTATAGTTCAGAAGTGCTGGATACAGACATTTCTGCCATTGATGCGATTGAAGATAGTTTATCAACTGATACTCTCGCATTGCAATTTACTATGGAACAAGATTCTGCTTCAATTGATGCGCTTATGTTGGAAACTGAACTTGGAAGAATGATTTATGAGGACGATGCAAATGATGAAGTTGTTGCACTAGAAACAAGTGATATGACTACTTCATCTGGTGTTCTTCTGGATGAAACTGGTGGGTTCTTACTACAGGAAGACTATATATTAGGTGATGGAAGCAGTGCCGCTGATGGTAATGTAGACACATCGGCACAAAATGAATTGTTTGAAACAGAAGATGGTTCAATATCATCTACAGCTGCAAATTCTGTATTAGACTTTACAGAGACAAATCCATTTGGTGATGTAGGAGGGTAATTTATAATGTTAGGTCAGCAGTTCTATCATGAAACAATCCGAAAGATAATCGTAGGATTTGGAACAACATTTAACAATGTTCAGTTAGTTCGTAAGGACAGTTCTGGTAATGTTGTACAATCTATGAAGGTTCCTCTTGCATATGGACCAAGAGAAAAGTATTTAGTTCGTCTTAGAGCTGATGCAGATTTATCAAGTAAGGTTGCAATTACACTTCCAAGAATTGGTTTTGAGATTCAAAACCTTTCCTACGATTCAACTCGTAAATTGAGTCGAGTTCAAAAGTTTAAAAAAGTAAAAGGTTCTCCGAGCAGAACATTGGATACACAATTTATGCCGGTTCCATACAATTTGGAAGTTGTTCTGTTTGTGATGGCAAAACAGTCAGATGATGCTTTGCAGATTGTTGAACAAATATTACCGTATTTTCAACCAGACTATACAATAACAATTAATGATATGGCTGACATGGGAATCAAAAGAGATGTTCCAATTATCCTAAATAGTATCAGTTATGAAGATAACTATGAAGGAGAATTTGAATCACGAAGAGCACTAATATATACAATGAACTTTACATGTAAATTCTACTTGTATGGCCCTGTTACTTCCAGTAATGTTATCAAAACTGCTCAAGTTGATCAATTCCTTGATTTACCAGATAAGTCTCCAAAGAGAGAACAGAGATTGACAGTCACACCAAACCCAGCTGGTGCTGATGCTGATGATGATTTTGGATTTAATGAAGTATCATCTTTCTTTACAGATGCAAAAGAGTTTAATCCTGTAACTGGTGAGGACGAATAGAAAAAATGACAGATAATATTATTGATAAAGCATTGGGAATTGTAAAAGAAATATCAGTCGAAAAAGATAAAGAACCTCCAAAACAAGAAGTTATAAAACAGCAAGAAGATTGGGGTGATGCAAATGATACCGACAGAGATTATGCATACCAAAGACAAAACTTCTATAATTTAGTCGAAAGGGGCACTGATGCAATCGAAGGAATATTGGAACTCGCAAAAGAATCAGATCACCCAAGAGCATATGAGGTTGCTGGAAATCTTATTAAGCAAGTTGCAGAAGTTGCTGAGAAGCTTGGAGACTTACAAGAAAAAATGAAGA